ATGAACATGATGTACTCGGATTATTGTCAGGTCGCAAAGCGCCAGTCCGTTGACACTCCGGGCTTCTACGCTGACATGGCAAAGGCGTTCCTTGAGGACGCAGATGCCGCAGATGGCAAGGCGTATCTCTACTGGGATTGCATTGCTGATAAGTAAAACAAACCCCCTGTGTAGTCGTAATGACCGCACAGGGGTTCTTCTATTTTAACTTTAGAACTTAGTTTTTATCTGTTAAGCAGTTCTTTGATATAAAGCGTCTTAAAATTTTTCATATTAGGATGTTTGCTTCGAGCCATCTTTTCTGCCCGTTCTTCAACACTCAAAATACTTTCAAAGCCATCATTTGCATCAACAACATAGCGCATATAATCATGGTCGTGCTTATCATTCCAACCTTCAAAAAGAACAACGAACTTTTTCATAATGTATCTCTCCTAAATCTTATCTCCGATTTTTTGCATTGTGCTTTTGAGATTTGGCGCATCTGCTTCCGGCATTTTACGTTTGATGCCAATAATCGCTTGCGTGATTCCAGCTTTGTTTAACTGGTTTACAGACTTACGAAATACAAAATCAATGTTCACATTCGCCTTGATTGTTCCATCATCTTCAAGATAACAGTTTGGAATCCACACGTTTTGATTGCTTCCATTGATTTTGAAACGCTTTGCTTTGTAGCAACCGTAGTCCTCTCTTACAATCAGCTCAACAGGAATGCCTTTGTAATATTGAGTGTCAGTGTTGTACTTTTCAGCCAGTTTTGCTTTACGTTTTGCTACCTCTGCGTTGATTTTAGCTTGTTCCTCTTTGCTTCTGTGCTTGTGTGGCTTATATGTGCGCATTTTTCTCCTTTCGCATAGATTATTCTTCTTTGATGTGCATTAGTATATACAACGGAACGAATCTTTTCCAACTGTGGAAGTGTTTAGGATAGCGCCTAACAAGATACCAATCGCCAAACAAATGGAAAGTTGTGTAGTATTTTGCAATTCTTGCAACTCGCTCTTGTTTCGTCATATTAATTCCTCGGCATATCTGTGTAGTACAACTCCATATCTGCTTTGTACATATCAAGTTGTCTTTTGCTATCTAGAAGCGTGTTAAAGCTAAATCCCGCTACAAAAGATACGGCGATGGACAAAATCAAGTGCGCTGCAACCCATTTACCAGCTAAGATAAACGGAATCTAAACTGCTACAGCAAAGACATCGAACAAAAGAACGCAAATGCCGCGTTTGACCATTTTCTGTAAACGGCTAATACTTCCTTCGTAAAATTCTTTCGACCTCATCATACGTCAGTCCTCCATTGAACTCAGCTTTTATCTGGGACACGCAGTTCTTTTGCCAGCTTATCCAGTTGCGCTGCGAGTTCCCATTCATTGACCGTAATTGGAAATCGTTCATTGCCAGCAGAAGCGTTATCTTTCAAAAAGTTTGACACTGCAATCGCATAAGCGGAAAGATCATATCTGTTCATATTCATTCCTCCTAAATCTTAACTTTTATCGTCAATCCTCCAAGAAATCTTCCAGCTCAATCTTCCCCTCTGCCGCTGCGACAGCCAGAGCGTACACAAACTGTCCAATCGTCATTCCGTGCCGTCTAGCTTCACGGTTGATGTACTTGCGCTCTTCTTCGCTCATAAGGATGGTAATGCGCTTTGAACGCTTGCCGTCACCACTTGCAACGCCTTGATGCGATTCCGGCATCGGTATTTTTTTCTTTGTCAAGCCAGCTT